GAGATGTTTAAAGGCTTCCAGAGAAACACAATCGCTAGAGACTTAGTGCAGAAGAGAACACTTACATCAGGTAAGTCTATGCAGTTCATCTACACTGGTCGCACAACAGCTGAGTACCACGTACCCGGCCAAAGCATACTTGGAAACGACCAAAAGGCTCCTCCAGTTGCTGAAAAAACCATTACAATCGACGACCTATTAATCAGTTCTGCGTTTGTATATGAGCTAGATGAAACACTAGCACACTATGATTTGAGAGGAGAAATCTCAAACAAGATCGGTTATGCTCTTGCAGAGAAGTATGACAGATTAATCTTCAGAGCTATTGCAAAGGGTGCTAGAATCGCTAGCCCAGTGTCTATGACAAACTTTGTAGAGCCCGGTGGAACACAGATCCAAGTTGGAGCTGGTTCAGATGCAGACGACGCATACAACTCAACACACCTAATCTCAGCTTTCTATGATGCAGCTGCTGCACTAGACGAGAAAGGTGTATCTACTGAAGGTAGAGTTGCTGTGTTGAACCCAAGACAGTACTACGAACTTATACAGAACATAGGTTCTAACGGTCTTGTAAACAGAGACGTACAAGGTACAGCTCTACAGAGTGGAAATGGAATCATTGAAATTGCAGGCATCCAGATCTTCAAGTCAATGAACATCCCATTCTTTAGTAAGTATGGTACTAAGTATGCTCCAGCATCTAGCCCAACAGCTGGAACTGACCCTGCAACACTTGATCCCGGTAACACAGGTTCTTTCGTTTCTGTTGCTACAGAAGATGCAAGAGCTAGCGTAGCTGGTATCAACAACAACTATGGTGCAGCTACAAACTTTGCTAACACTTGCGGACTTATCTTCCAAAGAGAAGCTGCTGGTGTTGTAGAAGCTATCGGCCCACAGGTTCAGGTAACTTCAGGCGATGTATCAGTTGTTTACCAAGGTGACGTAATCCTTGGAAGACTAGCTATGGGTGCAGACTTCTTAAACCCAGCTGCTTGTGTTGAATTGTTCGCTGGAACAACAACTAAGCCTGCTGCGTTTGGTGCTACATACCCAGCTAACGCTTAATTTTTATTTTTATACAGGGGGCTTCGGCCTCCTTTTTTTTCTTATGGCTACCACAACTATTGACACCGATACCGAACTATCCGCAGTGAACTCTATACTGGGAGCTATCGGACAATCACCACAGACAACACTTAACTTTGACAACCCAGAAGTTGCTGTAATTTTTAATTTACTCAGGGACTCTAATGTAGATACACAGTCAGAAGGCTGGCATTTTAACACAGAGTATCATGTAAAGTTTACACCTGACGCAAATAAAAAGATTGCAATAAGCAATGACATAGTTGCAATGGATTTACACGACAATCAGGCTCGTAGACATCACGATCTTGTACGTCGTAATGGATTTTTATACGACAAGTCAGATCACACAGATGAGTTTGACGGTGACGTAGATCTAGATATTGTAAAATTATACGCCTTTGAGGATACACCTGTTCCTTTTAGAAGATACATTATATACAGAGCATCTAGGTTAGCTGCCACACAGCTTGTATCAAACCCTAGTCTCGTAAGATTACTTACACAACAAGAGGGTCTCGCAAGAGCATCTCTCATGGAGTACGAGTGTAATCAGGGAGATCACAGTATGATGGGATTCCCAGAAGGCACTGCATATCAAACTTACCAACCTTGGAGAAACCTTAGACGATAATGGCAAGCGTAACACAAACTATACCTCAGTTCTCATTAGGCATGTCAGAACAGCCTGACAACCTAAAGTTTCCCGGTCAAGTCTCAGAAATAGTAAACGCTATACCAGACGTTACAAAAGGACTATTCAAAAGACCGGGTGCAAAAAGAATAGGAAGTAATCCACTAGCTACCGTACAGAGCGGTGGGTCTTGGTTCCATTACTTTCGTGATGAAACAGAAGGATCTTACATAGGACAAGTAGCTGCTGATGGTCAAGTCAGAGTCTGGCGTTGTAGTGACGGTGATTTAATGACTACACTATATGGAGCAGCTGCTTGGGACAGCACAGAAGATTACTTTTTTGGTGACAGAGTTCAAGCTAATAATAAAGTATACGAAGCTCAAGCTACAATAAACAGTGGTGGTAGTGCTCCATCTCATAGTTCTGGTACAACTAATAACTGGTTGTACATAGAAGCTACATCTACATCACAGACAACAGTACAAAATTATTTAAACACAAGTGACCCAGAAAACCTACAGTTCCTTACTATCAATGATACTACATTTGTGTCAAACAGGGATGATAGTAATGCTAATACTTTAGTTGGTTCTACAGGCACAACTCAAGCTGCACCTAACACACACTTTGCAATGCTTGAACTGTTAAGAACAGAAAACGGAAGACAATATGGACTTGATATATTTAATACAGCTGCTGTTACAAGCCTCAGTCGTACTACAAGAATTAAAATTAAAAGTGATACTTTATTCGAGGGAGCAGGCTCAGGCTCGTGCCCCGGAATTGGTACGGAAGTATTTTCAGTAAGTGCTGCATCAAGTTATACAGGGACAACTACTGAACAAGTAAGAAGTACTATTCTTACACCAGCAACAGTTACAGGTGGTGCATCTGCTGTCAACACTGGTAGTAATTATATTACCTTTACTTCTGCTCATAATTTTGCAGACGGAGATCCAGTTGTATATACTACAGGTACTACTGTTATTGGTGGACTGACATCAGGAACTACATACTATGTAAGGAACGGCCCTGTAAGTGGAGGAGTTTCATTATATTTTTATACGAGTGCAGCTAATGCAATATCTGATACAAGTGTAATAAGTCTTACCAATCAGGGTGGTGCAGCTGCTCATACCTTTACACCTACTACTGGTGTGCTAGCTACGTCAGAAAAAGATAATCTAATATTCAGACTTGACATTCTTGGTCAACAAGGTATCAACCCCAACTCTAGCAGTACAGGTAGTGGTGATGATTATGTTGCTTCTTATCAACGTGAAGTAGTTTTGTTACATGGTGGTGAAGGCTGGGCAGTCGGTGATGAAGTTATTGTAAGACTGGACTCAGCTAAAGGCGGTGGCGGAAGTAGTAAGAGTAATAACGAAACAACCCCAGCTAAATACACTTTAGTAATAGATGCTGTTGAAACTACCGAAGTCAATGCTACAGTAGTAAATCCGGACGATGGTCTAATAAGACCTGAGCCTACACCTTTTGACGCTCAAACCGCAGTTACAGCTGATACTATTATTGGTGGTATTATAAACGCTTTACCTACTGCTATTAATCATAAAGTTATTGGTAATGGTATATATCTTTATAGCGATACTCAAGATTTTGTAGTTAATGTTGTAGAGCAAGACTTAATGAGAGTCATGCAAAGCTCAGTTAATGATGTACAAGGTTTACCAAACCAATGTAAGAATGGTTATATAGTTAAGGTTGATAATGCTTTACGGGCAGAGGAAGATGACTACTATTTAAAGTTCGTAGGTGAGAACGGTAAAGATGGTACAGGTACTTGGGTAGAGTGTGCAAAGCCGGGTATAGCTAAAACCCTGACTAACATGCCACTTGTTATACAACGTACAGCTACAACCACATTTACAGTCAGACCATTTGTATATTTTGACAGAACTGTTGGAGATGACTTTACTAATCCCTTACCATCTTTTGTTGGTAATAGAATAAATAAAGTATTATTCTTTCGTAACAGACTAGCCTTTTTATCAGGTGAGAATGTCGTGACATCTAGACCGGGTACGTTAGGTAAGCCTGACTTCTTTATCGAAACAGCTCTTACAGTATCAACATCTGATCCAGTAGATATATCATCAGCATCTATGTTTCCGTCTGACCTGTTTGATGGCATAGAAATCGCTGCTGGTTTGCTAATATTTAGTACAAACCAACAATTTTTACTAGCAGCAGATGATACAGTATTCAACCCTGACACTGCTAAATTAAGAAGTATATCTACATTTAATTATAATAAAGATCTGCCTCCTATATCTCTTGGAACTACGATTGCTTATATAGATAACTCTGGTAAGTTTGGTAGATTCAATGAGATGGCAAACGCAGCACGTGAAGCTGAACCAAACATTTTGGAAGTTAGTAAAATTGTACCAACACTACTACCAAGAGATGCAGATTTAATTACAAACTCTAGAGAAAACTCTATTGTGTTGATAGGTAAAACTGGTAGCGATGAAGTATATGGTTACAAGTATTTCCAGACCGCAGAAAAAAGATCACAAGCTGCATGGTTTAAGTGGAAACTTAATAATCCAATAATATACCATTTTATTATCAATGATGAGTATTTCTTTTTAGATAGCGATTACTATTTACAAAGTATAAAGTTGGTACAAACCCAAACAGACCCTAGCATAGTACAAGATGATGTCGACTTCTTATTACATGTGGACAATTATACTAGTGTTAGCGGCGGTAGCTTTAACCCAACTACGAATGTAACTACATTTAGTGGGCCAACAGTTTTATGGGTAACTACAGTTACTAGCCCTAATCACGATTTAGTTATAGTTGACTCAAATACTAACTCTGTACGAGTTGGTAGATATGCCAAACCTACAATCTCAGGTGCAACATTTACAGTACCGGGAAAGTGGACTGACACATACACTATAGGCTACATTTACCCATACGAAGTAAAGCTTCCAACTCTATATCCTACTAAAGCTCAGGGTGGTGCATCATCAGCAGATGTAAACTCATCCTTAGTTTTACATAGAGTTAAGTTTCACTTTGGTAAAGTAGGTCTATATGAAACCACACTTGAACGTGTTGGTAAAAATGACTATACAGAAGTATATGAATCTACACAGTTAGATGAGTATAAAGTCTCAGACGCACCTTATTTAGAGGAGTTTATTAAGACTGTACCTGTATACGAAAAGAATACAAACGTAGATATTACACTACGATCCTCACACCCCGCCCCAGCTACGCTTAGATCGTTGTCTTGGGAAGGCGATTATTCACCCAAATACTACAAACGTGTATAACATACAACTTACAGAAAAAGAACTTAGGTACTTCTATTGGAGAATGAAGACTAATAGATGGTACGAAAGATACGTCCAAAAAGGCATGAAGCAAATGCCATGGGAACCTTGGATGGCAGATACAATAAAAAAACTAGAACCAATATATGAAGACCTTGAAAAATAAATACATTCACCCTATAACTTTGAAGGCTGCCCTAGAGGTGGCCTCTAATTTACGCTCAGAGGACTTCAGAGAGATCACAGAGGGCCACGGATTAGATCCGCTGCTATATCTAGCCGCAATGTCTACCGAGCCCTCTACAGTCTATTTTACGTCGCCTAGCGGCAAGGCTGCTGGTATGGCAGGCGTAGGTAAAGAGGGTGATATTTGGATGCTATGCACCAATGTAATCCATGAACAACCGACTTTATTCGCAAGACAGGCAAAACGGTATGTCGATAGCCGGGAAGAGCCTTTGCTTTGGAATATAGTTGACAGTCGAAACGAAGCACATTTAAAACTGCTAAAGTTTCTCGGCTTTAAGTTTTTACGTAAGTTAAAACATGGGCCAAACAATGTAACATTTATAGAATTTTGCCGTGTGCGTAGATGCTAACAAAGGAGCTCGTGAAGCTGCTAAACAAAGAAAAAAAGAAAAAGACTTTGCCTATGCTCAAGAGGGGCTAAAGTTTTTTAATAGAGAAGCTAATTATGCAAAAACCTTAGATGCTAATGTTATAGGGTATAGTAGATCACTAAGTGATGCTTATTCTAAAGCTTTATATACTCAATCTAAAGGTAGAAAAGAGCTAGAAAATGCTGCTAAATTATACTTTTCTAAAAAAGCTACTAATGAAGGTGGTCGATCTCGTAGGTTTGGGCTAAAACAATATCAAGCTTTACTTGCTGCGAAGGCTGAAGTACAAGGTATTAACCGTACTAACTTTGGTAGAAACTTGTCTGTTGCACAAGAAGGTGCTAGAAGACAGTTCCAAAGTGCCAATGCTAAAGCACGAGAGGATCTAGGATTACCACCAACATATGGTTTGCCAGTTATGATGCCACCTAGAGATAGACTTACAGGTGCATTACAAATAGCACAGACTGGATTGAGTTTAGTTACACCATTTATACCCGGTGGATCTTTTAACCCAACAGGTGCTGGACTATTTGATTTCAGCGGAGTAGGAAAAACTGTGATAGGATAAATTATGACATCATCATTTGGAACGGTCGTCGGTACACCACGGGACGACCTACCCGATATTTCGGATACTAACTATGAAGCCACCTCACCTAACTTAGCTACCTCTTTAAATAAGGAGATAGATAGAGTTACTGATGACGCTAGAGTACAGTCCCAGTACCTACAAAAAATATTAGAAGCACAGAAAAGTCCATTAGACAGGCTAAAGCAGCTAGCTGACTTTTCTAAAACAGCAGTAGAGTTTGCTGATGTTCTTCAAAAAACTGCACAAGTCAGACAATTAAATGCTGATGCAGTAGATGAGTTAGATGAGGCTAAGTCTGGACTTCAAAAAAGAAAGGAAAACGCTTTACTAAATGCTGAAGCTCAGTCTGACGGTGATCTTTTAGCTGAAAAAGACCCGATTGCTACAGACTTATTTCTTGCTTCTTCAGAAGTGGACGAAGGAGAAAAAGGTAATCTAAGAAAAATAGGTAGAGAATACTTACCAAAAGTATTTGCTGGTGCTGGCAACTGGAGAACAGATAATGGCTTTGATGGCACGATCACTAAGCTAGAAGGTATTAATATTTATGACCAGTCCGAAGAGTTACTTGGTATATCTATCTTGTATCAATATGAAAAGGCCGGTGTAAATATAAACAGCAAGGCATTTAGAAGAGAATGGATAAATAAAATATACCCAGAAATAGTAAAAGAAAAA